CTATATATGCAAAATGATTCCATGTTGGATTTTCTGTAACCTCAAAATAGTATTCAAGAAGTTCATAGCAAACTTCCATACCGTAAGACTCAATAAGTGCATCAGCAGACCATTGCTCTATCCACTTATTATACTGTGGCACCTGTCCTAGTTTAAACTTATAGTGTTTGTCAAACCTACTTAACAGAGCCAATCGCTTCTGTTTGTTTGTCACACTAATTGCTTTCTTCTAGTTCAACCTTTGCTTCTGATATTTTTGCTGCTAACTTGTCTTCAACAAACTTATATACACGCTCAAAAGCCTGATCTGTATTTTCTCCATCACGCTTTGAGTCTGTTACACCTAGGTCCAATCTTAGTGATTGGAAATTTCCAAGATTTAATGTATATCCCAATGTTACTGATACTTTTGTTTCTTCCATTTCATACCCTTCTGTTATGTTGATTCCGACCAAATTGGTATAAACCTACCATCTTCGGTCTTCGTATATGTCAGTATACCATCTCCCATTCGGCGTGTCAATTCAGCCTTTGTGGGAGTAATATCATTTGTTATTAAATTATCTTTTCTTGGCCTACCAATATGATACGTAGCCAGTATATCACGAATCTCTTTTACTTGTGATTCAGAGTAATAAGATCTAACTTGCCAGCCTCTTGCTCCGCCCTTTTGTGATCCTGTGGGGAATGGTATAATCCCTCGTTTCATAAGTGATGGCATATATTTTTTATGACGATTAACAAGATCAGCAGTCTCTCCTACAGTATATGCTCTTTCTCTTTTATTTTTAAAATCGCTAATCAAACAACTTTCAAGTCTATCCTTTGTTATATTATAAACAGACATAATCCCGTTTGATCTATTAAAATGAACAATTCTAACAAGATCATTATTTAAAAACCAAACTTTTTTATTTCCAGGTATTACAGGAGCGACATTGTATTCTTCGCTCGTTCTATTTCCTTTTTTAGTAGCCATCTTCCTTCCTCTGAATCAGATGGTGGATGAAAAAATACTCGTGACCCACACATAAAACAATAAATTTCTAAATGAGAGAGCGAGTTGTAAACCCGATCTATCATCATTTTTCTTGAACATTTTTTGCACTTTATCATTAAAGCGGAATGCCAACAACCAAAATGTGAACAGCAATTGTAAGGTTTCCGCTTTCATTAAATCTAACTAAACCTTCAACTCTTGAATTTCCAACAGTCTTCAAAACTACTGAGACATTTTCTCCAGCATTTGTTTGTCCAACATTGACGGGAGTTGCTACAGCAATCGGAGTATATTTAAACTCTGCGGGATATACATATTCAAATGGTTCTTCGTCTCCAATATTCTTTGATGAATTTGTTACTACCATTTTAGATGTTCCAATAATTCTTGCTTCTGATGCTTTAACAGATTTATTCACTACGCCTGGAATATCTACTGTTACATATTTAGATGATGAAGAAGATGTTTGACCTATAACATCATTTAGCGCATTAGCAATTGTATATAAATAATTAACATCTAAAGGTTGCCCTCTTTCTGGTAGTGGTATTTTAGCCATAAATCCTCCTATCTAATTATACCAAACTTAACGTTCCAGTATAAATATTATTTCCATCTACTATTTCTTTAAAAATTCCACCAATTTGAACCTTGATAGAAATGCTTTGCCCTGTTCCTTTGATAATGGAATAGTTGTTTGATATTGATGATCCATGGTAAGAATAATCAGCATCAGTATTATATTTCACAAATATATCATAACTTGAAATATCTTTTACAGAATCCCATGCAACTAAAATAATTGAACCTGTCTGTTCAATTCTTCCCTGTATATTTGTTTTATCTATTGCTTTACCAAAAACTTTGTGAACTGGGGACCAGTGTGAATACCTATTTTTATCTTCTGAAACAATTCTATATCTTACAAGATACTCTCCATTTTTACCTGCTGGCGGCAACGAAGATCTTGGAATGATAACCTTTTTAATACCTTGATCAGCCATTATTTATATTCATCCCAAATCTAAATTCTATATAACTTGTAGTATTTGCTGCTTTTACAATTGTTTCTGCATGATCATTTTTTATTACAGAATACCCGACAAGTCCATATAGTGGATTAATAGATGTAGTATTCTCAAGTCTAATTGCATCAAAACAAATATAAAAATCATCAGATATATTATTGTTAACTATAACTGAAGTATATAGTTTTACTGTGGTAACTGCATCCCAATTAAATCCAGTATTATTTTTTCTAAGTTCTTGTAGTTGTTTTGTTGATATAATATATCGATTAGTTGCAAAATCATAACTATCCAAAATAACTTCAAACCTTGCCCATTGTCCTTCACCGTAAACATCTGTATCAGAAAACTCTATCATAATATAAACCTTGTCTGGATTTATAGGAGATGTATTTACTTTATTTTTATTTACTACAGAAAATGCAAGTCTAAGTTCATCGGTAGGTGCATTTTTACTTAAATTTAAAGTTGTTCCAGTAATTCCAACATAATGACTTCCAGAATTAACCTTAAGTCTTTTTACACCGTCTATCATTTCTGTAGAAATATTAGACATAGATCCATTGGTAATTAATATATTATTTAAAAATCTGCATCTTTCATATCGTGCAACTCTTTCTGCGTTTGTAAAAATTCTATTATTAGCATTTGTTTTAAATGCCATAACATCTGAACCATCTGTGTTTACAACGTGTATCTCACCGCTAGTTCCACCAGAATCTAATGGGTCATATTTAGAATCAAGTGATATTTGATTGTCATATTTCCAGTTTTCAGAATCAGAAAATGCAAATAAGGTTTTACTATCATATGCTCCAGCAGTAGGATTTGCTCCAGCAGAATAAACTCCTATTTCAGAAATCTCATATCTTTCTTCTGTTGGTAATTCGGCGGTTAATACTATTTTAGCAATTCCATCTTCATCTTTAATATACCCTCTTGATGTTATTGGAACTCTAAACATTTCAAAATCTAAATTACTTTTATCAGAGTAGTCGCCGAAGGAAACTTCTGGATCTGCCTCAAGTGGTTTTGCCCCACAACCTACAGCAATATAGGATGCGTAGGCTGGTGATTGACCCACCAGATATTTTGCAATAATATTTTTACCACTATTAGTTATCATAATTACTCCACTCCGTATATTGTATCATTAAGCACAATACCACTTTGTAATATTTGAACCTCTACCTGCTCTTCTTTGCCCATATTTATGACATTTATCACAATACTGCCGTCAACTGGGTCACAATAAACAATCTTGCAGTTATATGCCTCATGTCCATCCTCATCAAAAGTATATCCAGTTCCACATTCTGGTATTTTTTCACTTAACTTAATTGCAAAGTTTTTAAAATATGATTCTGATGTTTTTTGCAATGCAAGAATATTTTGAGGATTATACTGAAAAAAGATAGAACTTAAATTTTTAATTGGAGAATAAATTACATCTTGACCATTTACTAAGTCATTTCTTGCTATATTAATTAATTCCTGACCACCTATATCTTCAAAAACCAAATCTGTCATTACATCAATTTGGGTTAATTCATCAGGAAATAAAATTAAATCTGGTGTTGCAATTTTTACTGGTGGAGTGTTTGTGGTATTGTTATTTGAACTAGGAATTTGTGGTGTTGCTTCTGTAGCCATTATCTTACCTCACTTAAATATAAAGTCATACTTGGTCCACTTACATCTTTACTATATTCTATATAATAAACAACATATCTGGAATTACCAACCTTCTCTAAATTATTATAATCATATTTAATTGAAACAATGTCGCCTAATTGTATTGTTGGATTAGAAAAAATTTTAACACCTATTGATTTACGTGGCTTAATAATTTTTCCTAGAAGCCACGACATTAGATCATTAGCATCGTCCTGTGTTTGTATATATGAAGTTGCGATAGAAAAATCTTTTTTACCATATGTCATTCTACTTAATTTAATGTCTTCATAATCTTTATTTATTTTAAATGGAGAAACTATAACATTGGATCCTTCCAAAACAGGATCTGACATTGAACTGTTTTTAGAAAAATATTCATCAACAGTTAATTCATTGTTAGATTGTTGTGTAAATGTTATACCTTGTATTCTTAAATAATTTCCCGTGGTTTCATCTAAACTTAACGCAGTATCTGTTGCATTAAATATCATAAATTCGGCACCATAAGACCCAGCCCTAAATCCTGATGTCGTGTATCCTTTTATTTTATTAAATGTTGGTGATAACTTTGCATACAATGCTGGATATGCTTTATCATATCTAATATTAAATGTGGCAGCCTCTCTCATAATAGTACCAAACTCTTCAAAATACATATCATATTTTGGAGGTTCGTAACCACTTATACCAGACAAATAGGTTCCCTGAACAACACCACTCATTGCGTATTTTCTAAAAGATTCATCAGCATTTATTTCATCATCAAAAATACTATTAACTGGTGTATTAAGAGCAAACTGTGTGTTTTGACTATAGTTATTTGTTAGTGCATATATATTTTCAAACATCAATCTTGATGATCCCCGCACAAAAAGTGCCATATTATTATATACTGGTAGTGGGTCTTGATCGATTACAGTTGCAATTAATGAATTATTAATGTAAAGATTAAATTTTCTTGTATTTCCTATATTTTCATATTCAATTCCAAGATCGTATACCGTGGGATTTTGCTCGGCAGCCATCCTATATTGACCAGTAAATTTTCCATTATCAACTAAAATTTTACCTAAGCCTTCCCAAATTTTTACTGGTATTGCATTTTGTGAATTAGCATCTTTTTTAATTTTATAAAAAACAACATTGTTAACATTTTGATTTTCAAGCGAAGAAATGCTTGCATTTCCCAACGCAGTTAATTCAAGATAATATCCATTATTTGTTTCTGGGTTAAGCATTACAGCCAAGCCACCACCGCCACCAGAAATAGTTATATCTTTATCTGGTGT